CAAGACAAAAAATTCATGAGCAAATTGCAGAAAAATATGGTGACAATTATTTAAGAATGTTAAAAAGAGTCCGCAAAGAACTAAAAAAGGAATTGCCTTTGATTAAGGATAAGATTAGAGGAACGATTTATTTCAAAAAGATCGATAAAGGACATCCTGAATATTGCTTAGACAATGATACAGGATATGTCGATGAAAAAGGTGAATATGTTTTAGTTTCTGAAAACAAAGTTGAATTAAATAATCCCAAACACATCTTTGCATTGATTGATAATTATGCAGATTTAAAAGATGGCTGTTGGGATAAGCCAGAATCAGATTTATGGGTATTATTATTTGAATTAGAAAATCTTATAGAGAAGACGGATTTAGAACCATATGAAAAAGATATAATCATCTTAAAGATTGATGGATTGACTGGTGAAGATATTTGTAATGAGATTAAAAATAAACATGGCATTGAGTTGACTGAGAGAAATCTGTCTCGAATTTACAATGAAGTAATTCCCAAGAAAATCGCAAATACATATGACGATGTTTATGAAGAATGGTTGTATACATATAAAGTTAAAGGTAAATATAAAAAATGTAGCAAATGCGGCGAAATTAAATTATTAAAAGAAAAATATTTTAGTGTAAAAAAAGATTCGAAAGACGGTTTTCATCCATATTGTAAGAAATGTCGCTAAAATTGTGTCAAAAAGCGTAAAAAATAGTATTTTCACGTTAATATATTTATGTAAAGGTAAAAAAATTATAATAAAATAACCGTTTTACAACGGTTAAATTTTTTAAGGAATAAAAGGAGGAAATTTTCATGAATAAACAAGGATTAATTGCTAAGGTGGCAGAAAAAGCAGAGTTAAGCAAAAAGGAGTCTGCTAAATTTGTGGGTGTAGTTTTTGAAAGTGTGCTTGAAGGGTTACTTGAAGATGGTGAAGCAACACTAGGAGATTTAGGTAAACTACAGGTTATTAAACGGGCAGCACGGAAAGCTAGAAATCCTCAGACCAATGAGGAGATCTTAGTGCCAGAAAAGAATGTACCAAAATTCAAGCCTTCAAAATATCTAAAAGATTCTGTTTAATAAATAAAATAAATTATTATTAAACATAAAGTTATTATATTATGAGGTAGAGGCATCTTGCACTCTGCCTCATAATATATAAATCTACCCTGTGAGGTATTTGTATGGATAAATTATATTTGATTGATACAAATATTCTTTTAGAAAATCCAGAAATTATTAATACATATAAGTCAGTAATAATAAGTCAAGTTATTAGAGAACTTGAAAAACATAAATTAAGTAATAATGGTGATTTAGCATATAAAGCTAGAAGGGCTACTAGATACATAGATGAGAATTGTGATAAGGTGATTTTTGATTTTAAAGATTATAAAGTTAAATTTGATGAAAATGCAGATCCACAATATGTTGACAATCAAATAATTCAAGCTTGTTTAGATAATGGATATGGGTTGATTACAAATGATTTACTTTTGAAGTTTAAGGCAAATGGATATAGGATTGATGTAATTGAAATCAATCAAGATGATACTGAAGAATATACTGGTATTTATGATTTATATTTAACTTCTTCTAAAGAAGATCAAGAACTGTTAGCTCATTTATACGAATCTCCAGAAGATAATATTTTTGAATTAGTGCAAAATCAATATTTGTTTATTTGGGATAAAGATAAGCCTACTTATGATGATTTTGGAAATATTAATGGGTATGAGTTTATAGATAGTTTTCGTTTTGATGGAGAAAAATTGACAAAATTAAAATATAAGCCTATTAATTCTAAATTTATGGGTGAAAAGATAAAGCCAATAAATAAAAAGCAAGAAATGTTATTTGATTTATTACAAAATAAAGATATTACTACAAAAGTTTGCCTTGGAAAATACGGAGTTGGCAAAGACTTCGTAATGATTTCACATGCTCTTGATTTAATAGAGCAAGGGAAAATGGATAAATTAATTTGGGCTAGAAATAATGTTGAGTTAGCTGATGTACCTACACTTGGAATATTACCTGGAGATAAAAATGAAAAACTTATTGAGTTTGCTATGCCACTAGCAGATCACGTTGGTGGGATTGATGGATTGGAAATGCTGATAAAGCAAGGGAAAATTGAAATACAACATCTTGGTAGCTTAAGAGGGCGAGACATAAAACACTCTATTATATATGTTACTGAATGTCAAAACAACACAAGAGAACATATTAAGCTGTTGATTGGACGTGTTGGTAAAGGGTCACAACTTTGGTTAAATGGTGACTTAAAACAGACTGATAAAGAAGTATACAGGAGAAATAGTGGTATTAAAGCTTTAGCAGTTTTAAAAGGCAATCCACTATTTGGTCAAGCAACGTTAGATAAAACTGAAAGAAGTGATACGGCTAAATTGGCTGATTTATTGTAGATAAAGGAACAAAAGGAGGATTATTATGGCTGTAAGAAATCACAGTGTTTCATTTAAAAATGCTGAAATTAATCTTGAAGAAGGTACAATTATTGAGTTTGCTAAAGAAGATATTAAAGTTTATAGATTATTAGACGAATTGAGAAAGTTTGAAGGTGAAGGTAGAAGAATTAATTTAACAATTAAAGAAGTTTTTGACTTAGAACCTGCTGAAGTTGATGGCGAATAAGCGAGGTGATTTCATGAGTGAAATGAATCATCTCAAACGTCAGGAAAATGAGTCTTTTGCTGATTATCATATTCGATTATTTGAAAAGAAAGATGAATACGGTATTGATACATATAAAATTGCTGAATTGCTAAACGCTGAATACGGCAGCAACTATGATGAAAGTAAATGGCGTAAAGATTATGCTCAATATAAGCGTTGGAAGGATTATATTTTGAGTAAGAATTTAGATAAAGAAATTTTAGATAAGTATGAGCAAATAAGAATTGAATCTGAAAAAGAAAAAATCCGAAATCAAGACCAAAAGCGTGAATATCGTAAATTAATTAGAAATCAGGCACGCTTTGAAAAAATTAGAGATGATATTGTTAAGGCAATTTATGATTTAGAAAAGAAGAAGCCTTTGAAATTTGAATATAAAGCTAATACAGGTTTAAAAACAAAACACGGGTTGGCTTTATTTAGTGATTGGCATTATGGAATGGAAGTCAACAATTCCTTAAATAAATTTAATAAACAGATTTTTGATGAACGTGTTGAAAAATTAGTAAATAAAATAATTGAATATGGTAAAACAAATAAGATTTCAACTTTACATATTGCTCAATTAGGAGATTTAGTTTCAGGAATAATTCATGTTTCAACAAGAGTTCAGTCAAATGAAGATATTGTTGAACAAGTAAAATATGTTTCAGAAACTTTGGCTGAAATTTTATCTAGATTAGCAAATGAGTTTCAATTTGTAAAATATTACAACGTAATTGGCAATCATGGGAGAATTGGACAGAAAAGTGAAGTTGGGATTAAAGAAAATTTTGAATATCTTATTCCTTGGTTTTTAGAAACTAGACTAAGAGAATTTAATAATATTGAAATTATTTCTGATCAAGATGGCTTTGTAACTACGAAAATTTTTAATGATGATTTAGTATTTGTACATGGTAATTATGATAGAATAGATCAATGTGTTATTAGATTGCCGCAAGTGTTAGGATATGTTCCTTCATACATAATTGGTGGTCATGTACATCATAATTATGAAAAAGAATACGGGAAAACAACTGTAATTGTAAATGGTAGTCTTATTGGTTCTGATGATTATGCTATGCAAAATAGATTTAATGCTAAACCTTCACAGAAATTTTTGGTATTTGATGAAATCGAAGGTTTAGAGTGTGTATATAATATAAAACTAAATTAATTCATTATAGGTAAGATTGCCTAGCAATCCTATGCCTCCTTTAAATTCTTCTGGAGGTGTTTAATATGAGTTGGAATGGATTTAACTTTAATAATAATCAAGATGAATGTAATTGTCCTGAATGTAGAGGAGTTTCAGAAGTTGAACAAATGTATGTTGATATTTCAATAGAAAACCCTGATCATATAATCAATGAATTCTTTGAAGAAATTAAAAAAGCTAGAAGTGAAGATGAGTTATTTGTATTGTTAACTGAGTTTTATGATGCTGTTTATAAAAATACATATAAAGAATTTTTACTTGATGAATTAAGTGAAAAAATTAATTTATTACATGCTTTAGAGTACCTTAAATTTGAAGATTAAATAAAATATTCATTTTATATATTTACTCCTCTCCCATTTTATAAAGAATTTTTATACAGCGTCTAGCAATTGCATTCGGCTTTTGTTAGGCGTTGAAATAAGGATTCTTTTTTATTTTGTTTGGAAAACAAGGTGGTGATCTAGTGGGTTCAAAAAATGAAATAATGTGTACATGTTGTGGCAAAGTAAAATCAATTAGAGATTTTTACACCTCTAAATCCCCTTTTCATAAAGCTATTGGTAGGCTTCATGTTTGTAAGGATTGTATGTTTGAATATGTGGATGAAAACAATATTGATACCATAAAGAATGTTTTAAGAATGGTTGATAAACCTTGGATTTCAGATTTATATAATAGTTCGATTCAAGAAGCTCAAAGAGATAATAAAAGTATTTTTGGTATCTATATGAAAAATTTAGGTATGCCGCAAAATAGAGATAAAACTTGGAATGATGGAGATGTAAATAAATTAAATAATAGTATTTCTCCTGATTATAGCTTAGAAAATGAAGTTGAACTTACAGATGAAGATAAACAGTATTTAATTAAATTTTGGGGCAGAGGTTTTAGTCTCGAAGATTATTTATGGTTGCAAAATGAATTTGAGGATTTTGTAACAAGATATGAGTGCGACTCTAAAAGTATGGAATTATTAATAAAACAGATATGTTTAACTGAACTAGATATCGAAAAAAGACGTGCGAACGGTGAAAAAGTTGACCAGCAGCTAAAAACACTGCAAGACCTTCTTGGATCAAGTAGTCTTAAACCAGTTCAAGAAACAGGAGCTAATGCAATTGAACAAGCTACTTTCGGTACTTTAATTAAAAAATATGAAAATGAAAAACCTATTCCTGAACCTGATCCAGAGTGGAAAGATGTTGATGGGATTATGAAATACATAAGTGTTTGGTTTTTTGGACATTTGTGTAAAATGTTAGGGTTAAACAATAAATACTCTAAATTATATGAAGAAGAAGTTAAAAAATACAAGATTGAAATCACTGAAGAAGATTGAAGGTGGTGTTAGTTGGCAAGTTATACAAACTTTCAAGTTGATCGTAACAAGAGAAAAAATGGTATAAATATATTTAAAAAAGGTAGAAATTTTAATAAAAAAAATGACAATCTTACAAAATCAGAAAAATTAATGAATGGCATTGGAATCTGGACTAGTTTTTATAGATCTAATCCTCACAGGTTTGTGAAAGAATATTTGGGGATTAATTTAAAGCTATTTCAACAAATTTTAATCTATATGATGATGCATTTTAATTATTTTATGTATTTAGCAGCAAGGGGACAAGGTAAGTCATTTCTTACCGCTATTTTTTGTGTAGTTAGATGTATATTATTTCCAGAAACGAAGATCATTGTGGCATCTGGTGTTAAATCACAAGCAAGAGAGATTATCGAAAAAATAGACGATTTAAGAAAGGGATCGCCTAATCTTGATCGTGAAATAAGTGATTTAAGAACGAGCACTAATGACGCAAGAGTAGAATTCCATAATGGAAGTTGGATAAAGATTGTTGCTTCCAATGATAATGCTCGTTCAAAACGCTCTAACGTATTAATTGTTGATGAGTTTCGTATGGTTGACTTAGATGTTATAAATAAAGTTCTTAGAAAGTTTCAGACTGCCCCAAGGCAGCCCAAATATTTAGAAAAACCTGAATATAAACATCTTCAAGAACGAAACAAAGAATTATATTTGTCTTCTGCGTGGTATAAACACCATTGGTCATGGGAACGTTTTTTAGCATATTTTAAAGCAATGACAAATGAAAAATCTTATTTTGTTTGTGGTCTTCCTTATTATTTATCTATTAAAGAAGGACTTTTGATGGAAGAACAAGTTCGTGATGAAATGTCTGAAAGTGATTTTGATGAAATTGGTTGGTCAATTGAAATGGAATGTCTTTTCTTTGGAGAGTCGGAAAGAGCATATTTTAAATATGAAGATTTAGAAAAAAATAGAAGATTGCCAAAACCAATTTATCCAAGAGAATATTATGATCTAATTAGAGATTCAAGTTTTAAATATGAACCTAAAAAATCAGGTGAGATAAGACTAATTTCTAACGATATTGCTACGATGGCAGGAAAAGAAAACGATGCTAGTATTTATACGATTTTTAAACTTGTGCCTACTACAAAAGGATATGATAGGCATATCGTATATATGGAAAGCTTGGAAGGTGGTCACACTGTAAGTCAAGCAATAAGAATCAGACAATTATACGATGATTTTGAATGTGATTATATAGTTTTAGACACTCAAAATGCTGGTATAGGCGTGTTTGATCAATTAACACAACCACTATACGATAAAGAAAGAAATAAAGAGTATGAACCGTTTTCATGTATAAATGATGAAAAAATGGCTGAACGTTGTACTTATCCTAATGCTCCAAAAGTAATTTATAGTATAAAAGGTAATACTCAATTGAATAGTGAAGTGGCAGTCTTATTAAGAGATAATTTTAAGCGTGGAAAAATTAAATTATTGATTAATGAAATGGAAGCTAAAGAGTATTTACAAAAACTTAAAGGATATGAAAATCTTCCAGAAGAGGTAAAAGCAAAATTTATTAATGTTTATCAGCAAATAACTTTCCTTATTAATGAAATGATTAACTTAGAAGCAGAATATAATGATAATCGTCAAGTTAAATTAAAAGAACCTAGAAGTAAACGTAAAGACAGATATAGTTCTGTATCTTATGGTAACTATGTCGCTAGTTTACTTGAGCGTGAACT